GCAGATAAAGCATTGTTTAAATCTGCTCTAAAATCTGCCCCTGATTGGTTTGCTAAGTTGTAATCGTGTTGTGCCATATTAAATCTCTGTGTCTTATTAGTTTACTATTACCATGTGCTAATCGCTACCCTCTTCCATGTGTTTGTTGCAACACATACATAGATGTAGTTTGCATCATATTGTATTGTTCCTGTTGTACCTGTTGCAGTGGCTGATGATGGTGTTCCGCTTTTTATTCTTAAACCGCCAAATGTAGCATCTATAACACCTTGAGAAGCAATACCACCATCTTGAACTGTAAGACCGCCTGAGACATCCATTAATACAGCACTACCAGTAAATTCTGCAAAGTCCTTACATAAAAATTCATCTTCCATTACTACTTTGTTAGTAAATTTTACATAGTTACCAGTTTTACCAGTTGTAGTTCCATAAGTCTCAACTGTTGACATAGTCACACCATTCATCTCAACCTCAGTTGTTTTAACTGGGTCGTCTGCAATGGTGAATGTGCTTGTTGTTGCTTCAGATTCAACACCTAAGCCATTGATAGATGTTATAGAGTAATTATAGTTACTGCCTTTAGGTATAAAGGATAAATCAGCAGAGTTAGTATCTACCACTTTACTTATAACTGCATTACTTGAGCTATCAGTTATATCTACTCTAAATTCTTTTACTGGAAAATCAGTTGGTTCATCCCAAGTTAAAGTAGGTCTATTAATAGCTGATGCATCTGTGTCAGTAAAGACAACATTTTGCGGTGCTTTTAATGCACCTGCTGTTGGTAGGTTTACTGGGTCTGCTGTTGTCTCTATAGTTGGTACTTCCCAAGAATAGATATCAAAATATTCTATTGCACTAACTGATACAAGACCATTTGGTTGAAGTTCTAAAGCTTCAATTCTAAATACATTGTTTGAGTTAGAGGATGATAAGTCCAAACCTGCATAAGTAATATCAACAATATCACCTATGTTTAGCTTATACATTTCAGGTGTTCCTAAAAACTGTATTGATGTTTGTTTTCTGCTTCTTTGCAAAATAGCTTTTGCCATATTAGATGCAATGTAAGGGTCAGTAATAAATGGGAACTCTGCTTTTATCTCTAATATTTCACCATCATCAGAATAATAATTAGGTGATGCATCATGCAATTCTGTGACTGTATCTAACTCGTATTTTAAATTAGCATTAAAAAACTCAACTATAACTTTGTTTGCTTTTTTATCTTTACTACCATAGTCAATAGATATGCCTGAATCAGCAATAATATGATCATCAGTAATGCTAAATGTAGAAGAGCCTGTATCTTCTATCTGTAACTCATACTTGCCATTTATATAAGTAAAGATACCTCTCATGTTTGCAAGAAGCTCTTTAGCGTTATCCATAACATTCTTGTTAGTATCTACATAACCATTACAATGAAATCTTTTAACTTGAGTAAATATAGAACCTGACTCATCTGTGTAATCACTACCCAAATCATCATCTATAATAATTTCATTTACCCTTGATTCATCATAAAACTCATCTGTTCGCCATGAATCAATATTTCTAGAATCAACTATAATTGTTCCGCCTGAATCTTTAATAGTTATTATTTCATCTACTTTGTTTTGATAAGAATCATCATATTCATCTATTCTTATTCTATTAGTACCTGCTGTACCACTCCAAGTTACATTTTGATAACTGCTTCCATAAAAAGGTTGATTCTGTAATACATCGCATTTATCAGCAGCAGTTTCAAATGTGGTCATGTTTATATCTGCTGTTGCTAAACCTTTACCATACTCATCGTTTTGTATGTAATCTAAAAAGCAAAGAGCAGGGTTGCTTGACCATACAGTATTAGTAGTTCTTGGGTCATATACCTTTCTACCTTTAACTTGTACTGTTATTTGTGGCACTCCTTGATACATGCCTTTTTTATCATAGTCAAAAGATGCTGCTATATAACAGATACCATTTAACTTATGATTAGTTGACCACTGGGTAGGTATTGATGCTCTAAGCATAGGGTCTGCTGTTTGACTGGCTGCACCATGATGCAAGTTAAATACAAAAGAATATCTAAGTGTCGGGTCAGTTCCTAATGTACCTGCATTTGAGTATTGATTATCACCAACCTGTGATGCAGTATTTAAAGAACCTGAACCTGAAGATATTTTGTCTGAACCAACATAACCACCGCCTTTGTATATCTTGCCATCAAGAATACTATTACCATCTATCTCAATAGTTCTACCAAGTATCTCTTCACATTCACCAACAGCTAATGCATAAACAACAAACAAATCTTTAGACCTATTCTGTGCTGTATCCATATAAACAATTTGTGCACCTACTCTTCTTGTTCCATATATGACTGGTATCTTGCCACCAGCAGCAGTTTTGTTAGCCATAATGTCTTGACCTTTAGCTAACATTTGTCTTGCTTGTAAGTAACCTTTTACACCAACTGCAGCAGTTACAACCTGTATAGCTGTTACAACATTTTGTGCCCACTGAGTTTTAGCATACCATTCTGCAATAGCTGCAAAAAATTTAAACATTAGCTACCCCACCTTACATCTGATTTAGTTTGTGTAGCATATTCTAAACCTCTATCACCTGAATAAACTGATTGTTGAGATTCATCAGAATAATGCCTTCCTTTTGTTAAATTCCAATTTGCCCAATGAGAAGCAACACTCATATTTAAAACACTACTATCTATGTTTTCTGTGATATTTACGTTTTTAATTTGACCAGTAAAGTAATTTATAGCACCTACAATATCTTCATTGACATCAAAGTAAGCTACATACACATTCACAACCTTGTCAGTAAAAGCACCAGTTCTTACAAGCTGTCTTACTTGGTTAGTAACATTAGAAAAAGATAAGTTTATGTCATTGACTTGTAGTTGCCCTGTTTCAGTAGTTGTATCAACCGCTAAAAAAGAACCACCAGCTTCATAAGAATTAGAGTCATAAGTAACATCTCTATAAAAATCAGTTAGTCTTATAACAGTAGATAGATTTAGTTCTACAAGAAAGGCTGTTTTGGTTTGTTGAGCAGAAACTTGAGTTTGTAAACCTGCTGAAAGGCTTCTTGGCATTACTCAATAACCTCTCTCACATCAAAAGAAATGTTGTAAAAACCACTTGTATCAGTGGTATATCTAATTTCATCATTTGCAAGATAAACATTAAAAAGAGGTTTGTTAGTGGTTACAGCTTCATCATCAGCAACATTAGCAACTAAGTTTGGTTGTATGTTTACTGTAGCACTACCACCTGATGCAGTCACTTCATCTTGCACCATATAAACTTTTGAATGACCTGCAAACTTAATCAAGTCACCTGCTCTCAATGCATGATTAGTATGTGAAAAACCATCCATAGGTACAGCACTTGCACCTGCTGATGTTGCACCATTAACAAGAATATCAGTTTCACTGTGACTTACACCTTTGTTGTTTAGTGGTGCTGCAATAGTAAAGTTTTCATAACCGCCTTTTTGTTTAGATAAAAATGCAAATATTTCCTGTGCTTTTAATTGGTCAACTGGTGGCATTTGCACTGTAAAGGAAAAGTATTGTGCACCTATTTGTCTTGCTGACTTTTTGCCTGATAAAGTTTGATTTAATAATATAGGTCTATTGTCTGTGAATACTAATGACTTAAAGTTTGGGTCTGTTGGAAATTGTCCTGACATTATACGACCCCCATTTTGCCTTGAGTATTCATGGCATTGTTAATAATTGATGTTATAAGTCCTTTTCTTGATGTTAGTAACTGATCAAATCCAGCAGCATCAACTGTTGATATGTTAAAGTTTACTGTAGCACCGCCAACTGTTTGACCTTTTGTATGATCTATAACAGTTTCATTTGGATGTACCATAGCCATAAAACCACCTTTACCATCTAAACCACCAGCTCTAACACCAGTACCAGTGAAACCACCACCATTATAAATATCATCAGGGTCAAGTAAATTTGAAAGGTCTTTATTGGCGTTTAAAGGTTTTCTTGTTTTAAAAAGATTGCCTATATCTTCAATATTTGAAGTTATCATGCCTACTAATTTTTGCACGATAAAAACTTGTATAAGCTCATTTATAACTGCTCTAGCTACACTAGTTGCTAAATCTTTAAAGTCTAAAAATTGTTGGCTTGTTAAGTCAAAGAAATCTGTAAATGCATTTGTAAGTTGACCTTCTATTGTATTTGCAAATTGTTTTACTACTGTAATATTTTCTTTTAATGCTGTTGGGTCAAATGCATCTTCTGTGACTCCTGTTAAATCTATATATGCTGATTTTGATTTTTTAATTGCAGCTATTTCCTCTTCTAATGCAGCTTTTCTAAACTTTAATTTATATGGGTCGACATCAACCACAACACCGCCTTCTATTTCAAAACCACCAGCTTCATCTATTCCTTTTAATATTGT